TTTTTTATATTTGTAGTACTGATGATTAACAGAAAAATATGTTATAGTCTGTAATGTACCATCAACGTTAGCAGCATCATTTAGATTAACAGGTAGGTTTTCAGTAGGTAGCGTATATGGTACTGGTACATATGGTACTGCATCATATGGTTCTTTTACTCCATTATATATTCATTCCGATCGTTATGGTAATTTATATGATACTGAATTTAATACGCAAATGATTGTTACTAAATCATTAATGTATTATGAAGGATTTAATGAATATTTTGATGCAAAACGACCGGAATACGTTTCAAGTGGCGTAACATATATAACAGGCGTTACTACAACTACAGGTGTTACTCAATCATATGGATATGCGGCTAACTTTAATGGTAATGGATTTATAAAAACAGAAATTCCAGGATTTTACGATCGTAATCATGATTATGCTGTTTCATTTTTTATATCGGCAGAAAATTTTAGCAGTAATAATAATTTAATTATAGCTAAAGCTTCTAGTTCATTAACACCACAATATCCATTTAAAATTGAATTAGATCAATCTAGTTATTTAGAATATACAATTGCTGGTAGCACTACGTTTAAATCGGCAATATCATCAATAGCTGTAATTGACACGGCATCGTATACTCACGTAGTATGTCAAAAAACTGGTAGTACCATGGAAATTTGGGTAAATGGTGTTTTAGATAATTCTATTACAAACACGTTACTAATTGATACTAATTCGCCATTTACTGCATCTGCTAGAATTGATAACACAGAACCATTGTATGTCGGCGGATTTGAGAATGATGCTAACTTAACAGGATCTATCGATGAAATACGTATTTTTAATCGAGCATTAACTGCAACAGAAATTGGATATTTAGCTGATCGTTCTGAAGGCGGGTCGTTTATGCAAACCAATCACGTAGGAAATGTTTTTGATAAACAAGGTATTGCTATAATTTCAACACCCGATTATCGCTTTCATAATATTCTAAACGCGCCGTATACGGCTTCATATAAAAGTACAGTGACTACTCATGAATTAGGTGTTGTTGCAAATGTTGATGCCGGAGATTTTAATATGTCTATGAATTTAACATTGACTGATGATAGTGATGTTAATTATAAAAATTTCGTAACTAGTAGTGCATTTGCTCCATATATAACTACAATTGGATTGTATGATGATGCTGGTCAATTACTTGCTATTGGTAAATTAGCACAACCTATCCGTAAACGAATAGATGTTGATATGAACTTTTTAGTTAGATTAGATCTAGATAGGAACATAAAATGATACGTTTAAAACATTTATTACATGAAATGTCTGAGTCGGATATTGCTCGTTGTTTATATAAAATAAAAAATAAACAGTTTAAATACGTTGCAGCTGGTGACAATGGTCGAGTTTATGAAATTAATGGAGAAGATAAAGTTTTTAAAATTACTAAAGAACAAGATGAATATCAAGTAGCAGAACGCATAGTTAATCAATCAGATAAATTTACAACGTTTATTCCAGTATATTATGTTAATGGATCAGATATGTATATTATGGCAAATGCTGAACAATTGCCTGTACGAGTAAAACAAGAAGTTGATTTATTTATGCAAGAATTTAATAGATTTGCGCGTGAACAAGGTGGAGAGGTTTCAATATTTGAATTTGTTCAGCAAACAGATTCAATAAATGCACAATTGGATAATTTTTTAAATGCATTACAACGTGATGTTGAACGCTTAAATATTCCGGAATTTGACTTAGATTTAGATTTTAGATCTGAAAATTTGATGACGTGGAATGGAAAAATGGTATTAGTTGATTGGTAATATTTATAATAAAGATATAGTATGAGTACGATATTAGAACAAATTATACGTCAAGTGTTACTAGAAGCAGAATCTAGTATATTAAAATTTGCATCTAAAAAACAATTTGCAAAAGCAACAGCAGCCGGTGCAAAATTTGCGTATGCAGTTAAAATAAAAGGCACTTCGGATCCGCAAAAAATAAAAAAATTAGTTGTAGCTGTATCCGGATATTCTTCGCCACCTGCAGGAACAACAACATCAGATGAAGCAGCAGAAAGTGCAAAAACTTTTACATATGTCGGACCAGGTGGACCTTATTCAAACAAAAAATACATATATGTGATGTCACAGCCAGAGCCAGATAAACGACAACTCATTAATATATGGATAATGCCAAATCCTCCGGAATTTAAACAAATATTTAAAACAGATGAACCAATTGCAAAAACTCCCGGTGAAAAAGAAAAATCTTTACAAAACGTTACAGTTGTTAAATCTTCATATAATATTGGAGATTCAAGATTACTCACAGTTAAAGAATATAACGTTATAGCTCAACAAGTAGGTGTTAAACAGCTACAAATTGAATCAGAAAAAGATCTAGATACTACGGCAATTCGTCCGAAACAAGTTGAATATCCATATGAATGGAAAACTCAAGGAGAAACTATTGATGTATATACGATTCCGGAAGAATTAAATAAAAATATAAAAGATACATTCGTATATATGCAAAGCCGGTCTAAAAAATGGTTACAATATCCTAAGCTTAGATTTGAAACATATTTAAGTGGCGATCCGGCATATCCGGAATTTGAAAAGTTAACTCCTGATGATATGAGGACAACGGTTGAAGATAAAGAAGCGTTATTAGATGAATTAAAATTTAGTAATGATGTATCAAAGGGTAAAGAAACCCCGTTATCTCCGGAGCAAAAAACAATACGAGACTGGAATAAACAAAAAGATAAATTAGATAAAGAATTTAAAAAAATTAATGATAAATTTTGGCCAACGATAGGTCCATTACAACAGAGAATAAAAGATTTGGAGCTTACAGGACCTGAGGAAGACTTAGAAAAAATTCAAAAAGAATATAATGATGCTATAGCATCTGCAGATGGTCAAGCTTGGATTAAAGCTAAACAAGCTGTTAATGATCATGAAAAAAATAGACCAGAATCTGAGACAGACAAGGCAAAAAGACTAACACAAATACAAGCTCAAGACGACGCTAAAAAAATAAACCAAATTGCTCTTCAAAATGATAAAGATAAAGCAGAGCGAGAAGATAAATATACTGATGCTGAAATTATTGCAGCAACTAAAACATCTGAATATAGTGACGTAACAAAATGGTTTCAACAGTTAATGATTGATAAACTAGCAACAAAATCAGATGTAGTAAACGCACTTGGAACTATATATAAAAAAGTAGCAAATGATATCGATGGTGAATGGGGTAAAGATTCTAAAGATTTAACTAAAGCTTTACAAAAAGTTTTTTATAATGTTAAAGACAACCCATCTGAAATGAAACGCGTAAAAGGAATTCCAGATTCCGAATTTATTAAAAAACTAAAAGACTTTGACAAATCAAATATTGTTAAAAATGAAAATGTAAATTCCATGAAAAATATTTTACGAGAACAAGATTACAATTTATCAGATTTTGAAGATGTTACGCCAATAAGTAATAGTAAAAAATCTGCAAATCAAAATCAAACATCAAATCAAACGCAAAAACCGAAACTAAAAACTGATACAAAGAAAAATACAACTCAAGATAAACCACCGGTTGCAACTAATAAAGAATTAAAACCCGGAGATGTAATACAATTGAAATCAACTAGGCTTTATTATTTTGAAAATGGTAATTTTGTTGATGCTGGTTATAAATGGGTTTATCCAGATTCTACACGTGTTGAATATGTAAGAACATCAACAAAAGATAAAAAATACATCTTGGTAAAAATCAAAGGAAAATTCCAGTTTTGGGTACAATTAGATAAAGTATTAAAAAAATAATTTTTATTAAAAAAATTAGTTATGGCAAAAAATCATTTTCATAGTTCGGGAAATTCTAAACGAGCCGCTGCACTTAAATATGGTTATAAATCTGGATTAGAACAAACAGTTGCAGAACAAATAAAATCTACTCCATATGATTTGAAATATGAAACAGAAACCATAAATTATATAGTACCAGAACGCAAAGCAAAATACACTCCAGATTTTGTGTTTGTTAAACGTAATGGTAATTTCATGTTTATAGAAACAAAAGGTCGATGGACAACTGCAGACCGTCAAAAAATGAAACATGTATTAGCTTCAAATCCGGGAGTTGATATACGAATGGTATTTCAAAATCCAAATCAACGTTTATCAAAAACAAGCAAAACTACATATGCTGAATTTGCTTTGAAACTAGGAATTCAACATGTTGCAAAAAAAGATATTCCTGCAGAATGGTTATTAGAATGCGTGAAATCCGGCGAAAATCCTATTAATGTTAAACGTTTTTTCGAATAAGGTTTGATTTTTAAAATATTTTTAATATATTCATGAATATTAATGAAGTTTATTTAATTAATAGATTGAATGAAATGTTAATGTAATGAAATCGTTTGATCAGGAATGAAATGTATGTATCAAACATATATTATTAATATTATTATAATTAATTGGAATCCTTACAGAATTTCAATATATTAATAATATGAAGAATCTTAAATTACTTCAATTACTAGAATCTATATTAGGTAAAGGAAAACCTACATCTGGTAATAACATTGCATTCTTCTCTCCATTTCAATCACACTACAAACCAAAATTAGAAATTGATATCAACACAACTTCCGCCGGCGAAAATGCTTGGCATTGTTGGATATCTGATAAAAAAGGTAGAAGCATTGCTTCATTATTTAAACAATTAAATTTACCTAAAGAACGTTTCGAACAACTTAATCGAATAGTTGAATCAGCACGATATCGTACAGATAATAAAGAAACAAAAACGAATCAAACAATTCAATTACCGGAAGAATATTCTCCGCTCTGGATTAAAAAAAGTACTCCTGATTATCGTAATGCAATTCATTATTTGTCAAAACGAGGAGTAACTATATTTGATATTTTAAAGTATAGGATTGGTTATTGTGAATCTGGTGAATATTCAGGAAAAATAATTATTCCTAGTTATGATCGAGATGGACAACTAAATTATTTTGTCAGTCGAGCATTTTACAAAGCAGATAAGTTTAAACATAAGAATCCAAAAATTTCAAAAGATATCATAGGATTTGAAATGACAATTAACTGGTCACAACCTATAATACTTTGTGAAGGTTCATTTGATGCAATTGCAGTTAAACGCAATGCAATACCGTTATTTGGTAAAATAATTCAACCTGCTTTACAAAAGAAAATTATCGAAGAACGAGTAAAAAACATTTATATTTGTCTAGATGCAGATGCTTTAAAAAATGCATTAGCAATTGCAGAAAAATTTATGGCCGAAGGATTAAATGTTTATTTTGTTGAATTACAAGATAAAGATGCTTCAGAATTAGGTTTTGAACAAATTACAGAAATTATAGAAAACACTGATATTTTAACCTTTGAGCGCGTAATGGAGCTCAGAATGGGACTATTATGGACATAAAACAGATTGATAGTAATATTAAACAAATTGATAAGATATTTCATATTTCAGACGTACATATTCGAACGTTGAAACGTCATACTGAATATCGTCAAGTATTTAAAAACTTATTTGATTACATAGAAACGCATTGCACGGGAAATAGTGTAGCTGTTGTTACCGGAGATATTGTTCATAGCAAATTAGATATGTCTCCGGAGTTAGTACAAATGCTTGTTGATTTCTTTAACGGATTTACTATTCCAACTATTGTTATATTAGGTAATCATGATATGAACTTGAATAATATGCACCGGGTTGATGCAATTAGTCCAGTGCTAGATGTTATTCGAAATCCTAACATTCATTTTATTAAAGAGAATGGTCTTTTTGAATTTGGTGGTATTACTTGGAATCATATGTCGGTTGATAAGACACCGGCAGATTATGTTCGAGCCGATCAATTTGATGCCGCATATAAAATTGCATTGCACCATGGAGCTGTAAATACTGCTAAAACTGATATTGGTTATCAAATATCAAATGAACATGTAACAACAGATTTATTTGCAGGACATGACATTACATTGTTAGGTGATATTCATAAACCAGCACAATTTTTAGATGCATATGGAACAATTGCATATCCAGGTTCACTTATTCAACAAAATCATGGAGAGGCATTAGATCATGGAATACTTGTTTGGGACGTTGCAACATGTAGTGCAAAGTTTGCTCAGATTGAAAATGATTATGGATATGTAACATTAGAAACTCAAGGAGATAAAATTGTTTCGCATCCGCACCGTATGCCACGTAAACCGCGTATACGAATTAAATTTAATGCAACTAGTGCAGCGGATATGAAAAAGTTAATTGCAACTATCCGTAAAAAATATGATGTTCAAGACATAACAATTCAACGTACAATTGACCATAGTGCCGCGGCTACATCATCTAGTTTAGCAATTGGAAATGTACGCGATGTTGAATATCAAAACACGCTGTTAACAGATTATATTGATTCAAATTTTCCACAAGCATCTGCAGAAGAAATTGATGCAATTCGTCATATCAACCGAACCATTAATTCAAAACTTCCTGCAGTTGAATCAATTCGTCACACTACATGGCATCCGGTATCATTTGAATTTGATAACATGTTTTCATATGGCGAAGGCAATGTTTTAAACTTTGATAACTTATCAGATGTATGTGGTTTATTTGCAGCAAATACAAGTGGTAAATCTAGTTTGCTTGATGCAATAACATATACCATATTTGATAAATGTAGTAAAACCGGAAAAGCAAATGAAGTACTAAATAATAAAAAAACTTGGTTTCGTGGAGTATTTCGTTTTGAAATGAATGGCGTGCAATATACAATTGAACGTCGTGGTACGCAAAATAAAAAGAAAGAATCACACGTAAAAGTTGATGTTGAATTTTATACTGATTCAGAAAATTTAAACGGAGAAGAACGCAGTGAAACAAATAAAAATATTCGTCGTTATTTAGGAACATATGATGACTTTATTTTAACTGCATTTTCACTTCAAGCAGATAACAATAACTTTATTGAAAAGTCACAAAAAGAACGTAAAGACTTACTTTCACAGTTTTTAGATATTACGGTATTTGAACAATTATATCAACTTGCGGCAGATGATATAAAAGAAACTGCAGGTCGTTTAAAAGATTATAAGAAAACGGATTTTGCTGAAATAATCATTTCTGCAGATGAAATTATTTTGAATAATCAAGATAATATCAACGAATTAGAACAACAAGAAGATACTTTGCAAGAACAAAGAAATTCTTTGCAAGAACGTATTGTTGAATTAATTGAAACAAAAATGCCGACAACATATAACGGTCCAGATATTAAAGAATTAAAAATTCAAGAAGCTGGTTTAGTTGAACAAATAGAAACGATTCAACGAGACATAGAAACGGCTGAACAAGATTTAGATGATTTAAACACAATCATTGAAACAGAAGAAGAACAACTAACCCAATTTGATATTAACGACATAAATGAAAAAACAAAACAATACGCTAAACAAGAACATTCAGTTAATATACTTTTACAAAAATTACGTCAACAACAGGAGATAGTAAATGCAAAACAAGAAAAAATTAATCACCTTTCAGACCATGAATATGATCCGCAATGTAAATACTGTACATCTAACGTTTTCGTACAAAATGCAATTGAAGCACAGAATACTATTGATGCAGATAAAGACATATTAAATTCGATTAAAGACCGAATTAACGCGTTAAATCACGAAATCGAACATTTAAAACCAGTATTCGAACAAACAACACAACTTAATGCATTACGTAACACATTAGAAACAAATCGCATAACACAAGAACGTAATGAACTTCAACTTCAAATTTTAGAAAGTGATTTACAAACAAGAGAATCAGAGTTAGAAACTATAATCGAACGTCAAGAATCATTTCGTAAAAATGAAACAGCAATCACTCACAATGTAATAATTGATTTAGATATTCAAAAATGTAAAACAGAAATATTTGAAATATCTGAAAAAATAAAAACAATACAAACAGAAATTAAAAATCAATATGGTGCAATTGAAGTAGCAAAAACAAAAAAATCTACGGCAATGCAGCAATTAGAAAAGTATCGTCAACTTGAAACGGAATACAAAGCATACGAATATTATCTAGAATCAGTTAAGCGTGATGGTATTCCATATGAATTAATTACAAAAGCTCTTCCTAAAATAGAAGCTGAAATAAACAATGTGCTAAATCAAATAGTTGATTTTAACATGGTAATGAATACCGATGGTAAAAATATTAACGGATACATTATTTATGATGAAGATAATTATTGGCCATTAGAATTAACTAGTGGAATGGAACGCTTTATTTCTTCATTAGCAATTCGCATAGCACTTATCAATGTTTCAGCATTACCACGTCCAAATTTCATTGCAATTGACGAAGGGTGGGGTTCATTAGATTCAGATCATATTTCATCAGTAGTAAATTTGTTTGAATATTTCCGTACTAAATTTGATTTTTCAATTATCATTTCACACGTTGATTCAATGCGCGATATGGTGGATAATTTGATAGAAGTAAATAAAACCCAAGGTTACAGCAAGATTAATCATGCGTGATATTTATATAAAAGATATCAAAATGCATGAAACGCAAAGAAGCAGTATATAAAGGTTTAGAATTTATTGATGTTTATTTCGAAGATACGTCTTTAACATCACCGGAATATTTTCAAATAAGCGAATTTCCAACACGCTTAACTGCCGGTAAAAATTTATTTAAACTTCGAGGTCATCCTACAAATTTACGTGTAGGTGGTGTATTAAATTTAGAAGTATTAGATTATAATGGCGATCCTATATATCATGAAGTTATAGATTACATTGATGAAGATAAATCGCGTGTAATTGCAATATATGTTTATGAAGAAACATCGCCTGGTGATTGTACGGTAACACTGATATGTGAAGCACAAACAATAAATAATGCTCCTGTGCCGCAAGAATGGCAAGGACGTCCTAACGTTAGATGGAAACGATCTGTGCCGGTCAATCCTAACGTATCAAATGATTCAGAAATTATATTTTCTAAATTACCTGAAATTACAGTTTCAGAACAAGTAGGTGTTCAGTTAGATAGAATATATTCTGGCAGTCAACAATTTCCTACATATACAACGGGTCAGGTTAGATATTTTTCTTTGAATGGTGCACCTGCAGTTGAAATATCCGGAGGTAAATTTACCGGAGATATGAAAACTGGAACTATTACTGTAACATCGCCTGTAAATCCTATTCCTACTCCTAATTTCCCGGTGGTTTCCGCACCTTATATGTCTACGATAAAAAAGATATTATCTGACACAACAGCATTGTTAGATACGCAATATATAGTTTATAGTAGCCAAAGCTTATCGCCGCAAATATATACGGCATTTGATTATTCTGCATTTTCATTAACATACGAAGCCACTCCGACATACGTACCAACAGAAAATTCTCAATCATTTGCACTAGTGCAAATAAAAGGATTAGAACCTGCAACTGGAGATGTTTCTAGAATTAAAGTTTATACAAATAATAAAGGTACAGTTGGAACTTGGGAATTAGTTAATGATGTTGAATTAGAAGAAACGGAAATATTTGTTACAAGCACTGCATCATTATTTCCTGACGAATCTATTGGTATTTTTACATCACAGAGTGTTATTGATACTTATTGGGAAGGATTTACTTATTTAGGTAAAACTACAAGCACTGCTCCAACTCTAACATGGAGTACGGCATCATTGAATAATGCAATGAATATTGCTAGTGCGGTTTCAATAACAGCTGCAAATGCAGTAAATGTTGTTCAACAAAAAACTGCGTATGCTGGAATATTTATTGCAACTTCATCATATAAAGTTACTATCGACGCACTAGGAACTCGAGGAGCAGATGGATTGAATCCACGCTTATCTGTATATGTTTCCGGCAGTGCTGTTGCATTTGACTCAACAGATTATTTTAATCAGGAATTTCCTAGAAGATTAGGTAAAAAGATAGGAGAATTAGAAGTTACTTCAGACTCACAACGTTTTGATGATGTAGTATTTAATTTTGAATCAGATTCAGATGGGACAGCAAATCTTTTATTTGTAGTAGAATCAGGACAATGGCAGATTGCAGATGTACGAACAACTACGGATAATGATGCTGGTTATTCTCCAAATTATACAAGAATACGTTCATTAATTAATACGCCACATAAAGCAAACAATCAAATTTCATTTAAAGTAGAATATTACAATGTAGC